CAATCAATACGATCAACTGCTTTTATTAAGTTCGTGTGACCTTCTTGTATTAAATCCATTATACTCATTACACCGCTAGCTTGTTGTGATGTAGCAAACTTACGAGCTATATTTTCTACAAGTGGCATAAATAAAGTTACTAATGTATCTCTATCATATAAAGAATAATGTTCTTTTCGTTTTATTCTTTTTATTGTTTGTTCTAAATCTTTTTTATATCTAATATAATTTTGTACATTATAATGTTTCATAGTTGTTTGTTTAATAATTCTTTTTCTCGTTTTAAATTTTCACACATATTTCTATGTATAGTTCTGCTAGAGCAGTTTAACAAACCTGCTATTTTACTTATTGTTATTTTTTTATTCATATCGTTTAAATCTAACATGCACTCATAAATATCATCTTTATGTATACGTTTACTTCTGCCTATTAGTTCACCTACAATACGTAGTTTTTCTTCTTTACTAATTCTAGTAAATGGTTTAAATATAACTTTACGCAACTTATTTTTAGGTGGTTCATCTAAATCTAACATGCTAACTTCATATACTATTTTACGTAATAACTCAGCATGTATTGCAAAAGAAACAAAGCCATTAGGTTTGTGACATATTACTTCCGCTAATTGCATAAACTGATCTTGATCAAGTTGCGGGTTTAAATACCATAATACAAGCAAATGCCATTTAAGCGATTTGTATGTAGTTATTTTTGCTGATGATCTAAATAATTCATAACACTCATGTGTACCGTTTTCATAAAACATATATACTTCGTTTTGTTGATCTGGTATATCTGTTATTGGGTGTTGACGGTATACGATGCGGTTATTATTTAAATATTTTAAATTTCTTTCGTGTGACATTAGCCTATTACTCTAGTTATTTAGGGGCTGTTGTCACAGTCCCCTGTGGTTTTAATGTTGTAAAAATAATTCTTGTTTCATTATCATTATTACCATATTTAATTTCATTAAATATTTTTATTCTATTTATTAGGTCTTCGCTCATATATTTTTTCGGTTTTAGGGTTTGCTACTATGTGTTTTTCGCCTATGTAATAATTCCAATAAGCTTGTATACTACACTCATCTTTGTATTCATCTGGCATAGCTTGTGGCGGTTGACACCAATCGTCACCTTGAATATGTCTAGGTGGTATAGCTAAAAAGTCTTTACATTTAATTATACTCAAATGTGTTTTACCATATCGTTTTGTATACTCATCACCTAAAGCCATCATGTGATCATATAGCCACATATATGTAGACTTTGAACGTCTAGTCCATATTGTTGATGGGTGGTTTAAATGAGCTTGTTTATATGGTACATTTTCTACTTGGTATTTGTCACCATAACAATGATGAGCTGTACATAGCATTTGAGCTGACTCAAGTATCATCTTAACCACATGCTTATTGTATTGTAGTCTAGCCGCTTTGTCAGGGCATTCATCTAAATAAAATATATTCATTGTTGTTGTTTTGCTAATTTTTCTATTACTTTTACTAGTTTAGTTAAGGCTTTAGTTAAGTCGCTAATGTCCTTATACATTTGTTGTTGATTTCTATTCATAATCTCTAATACATTTAAATAATGGGTGTCTGTAGCTATTTGCCTTTGTACGCTCGAAGTATGTAAACGTAGCTGTTTTACCTACATAACCTTGCATTTTCTTAAAGTTATCTTGTAAATACTTAAACTTATCCATAACAGGCATACCGAATAAATTACCATCTTCATCTTGTGCCATAAACTTACCGATAGTACCTTTACGCTTACCAATACCTTCAACCCAGCCAACAATAAGAGCTTCAGCATCACTAAAGTCTTTGAACTTACGTAAGTTGTGAGAACGTTTACAAGCATACACATCATTAGTACGTAATATAGAACCTTCATAACCATTATTTAAGTTTTGTTGATGTACAACTTTAGCTAGAGTTTCACTATCCACAGCTTGAGTTTTAACATGTTTAACACAATGGTTACTTGGTACAACTTGTGTAATAAATCTATTACGTTCTTCAAATGTTTTAGTTTCATCTATTATATCATAACAATGAAATTGTACATTCTCAGCTGATATAGATTTATCTTCGTCTGTTGGTTTTGTTTTTCTGACCATAGATATGATAGACTCGAAATCGTCTTTAAACGCGTGGTTATATAATTCGCCATCGAGTATCACATCTGGATTAAGTATAAACCAAGGCCTAAGGTTGCATAAGATATGATCTATATTTTTCCATTGTTTACCTGTACGCGAATAAGCTTTTATAGTTACAGAAGCTAGATTTGTACTTGGAAAGTCTCGTTCAGCTTGTATTACACATCTAACACCATCTAATTTTGGTTGCATAGATATTTTATTATCGTAGTTAATTGGTTTATCGCTTACTGGATAAGCTAGCATTGGTTTTTTTCTCATCATTTATTATATTTTTTTAATACTTTATTTACTTCGTCCATTCTGTTTTTTATAATAGCACATTTTTCGTATTCTTCATCTTCTTGATATATATTTAATAGTGTCATAAGCTTTGCAGCTTCGCCTAACGCATTATATTCTTCTGATACTTCTAAATCTTCGTAAGATGTTGACCACGCCAGTTGTGATTTATTTACATGGTGAAACCAGTCTTCCATAGATTTTAGTTTAACCATACGGCTTACTATCTTGATAGCCAATGCGTTAAGACCTTCATCACCGACTTTTAGTGCATCTATCTTATCTAATATTTGTTTGTTTGTTACACGTTTATTATCCGTCATAGTTCGTATTTGTTTTGTATTTTTTTATTAATTTATCTGGTGTACCTACAAAGATACATTCACCTGATTGATCATCAAAAGGAGTTAAGGCAAATATACTTATAAATGTACTTTTCATAGGATGTTGCCATATATAATATATATATTCTAAGTCCCCGTGTCTTAAATGTAATGGTTCTATTTCCCATCCTTCTATTTTTTTATATTTAGTAAGTGATTCAGCTATTTCTACGCCTAATCCTTCTGGATAACCATCAGAGTGGTTGTAAAACTGTGCATGTATAACTTTAGGGTGATCATTAAAAGTTACACCGGCTTCTCTTGTTGCAAATCTAATCTGCGCTCTTGTGCTCATAATATTTATTTTTTAATTTTTCTATTAACATTCTACCTGTTGCTGTATGAAAACCATAGCTATGTGTAAACAAACCTTTAATAGGATCGTTAAAAAACAATAGTTTCATATAGTCTTTTGCTTTAGCTGCTTTACCAAACTCAGTATGAGAGTATTCATCTGCCATATCGTTACAAGCAGCAGCAATAGCTTCAGGACAATGCCTTAATTCTTCATCTGTTCTGTAAGACATATAGTCTTTTACTTTTTTACTAGTTAATTTCATTGTTGTAATTTTTCTACTGGGTGATTATCTGGTTCTGTTGTATCTAATTCTTCAGGACACTCAGCTTCTTTAAATAAGTTGTGTACTTTATTAACTATCATTTCAATTAACTCATAAGAACAAGATAAATCTATAGATTCTAAGTGTACTCTACCATCATAGTCAAGACCATACTCAACTTCATAGTTGTCACAGTCACTGAAGCTATAGTTTTCAACAGCTTTTTCAATAGCTTCTTGTATATCATCTAGTTGAGCTGGCGTTAACTCTGGTTTATTATAGTCATCTATTTGTTTTTGTAAATCAGCTATTTGCTGTTGATAATCTCTAACTTTATCGTTAGTTTCGCTTTGTAGCAGTTTTAGTGCTGCCATTTTGTTTTCAAGTTCTGTCATATTATTTAATTTTATTGTTTATATTATCCGTAGTTATTCGTATTTAGTTTGTAATAAAACGAGGTCGGGCAGGTGTGGTTCTTCTCCGAGTTTCGGTGAGCCGAGTTTCGGAACTCGCTTTATCCTGCCGTTTGTACACAAAGTTTTATTCTATAGGAGATTTCGTAAAACGTCTATCCCAAACCTCTTTGTGTATCATTACCACCCTCACCTCGTTATTCGTACCATACTCCGTACACTTTGACTCCTTTTACCTCATTGTACAGTACTCTTTTCTTTATTGGTCTTTCCTTTAATAGGCTTTTGTCCATATACTTTGGATTTTTGCTGTTCAGCTTTTTCTTTTTCATATATTTTTATATTTTTTAGTAGTTTTTCGTTTTGTTTTCCCATATTACAGTATTTTATGTTTTACTCCGTTTACTGTTACACTTACTTCTGTAACAAAATTATTAATTTCGTCAATTCTTTTTTCTACTTCAGATTTATACTTCCATTTAGGTATAAACTCACCATTTGCTACTTGATTAGCACGTTTGATGTAATAATTTTTAAGACAATAGCTTATTAAATATTCTAATCTATCTATTTCTATTGGTATTAATATTCTTTCAGTTGAGTAATATCTATAACCACTTGGCCACTCTTTTTCAAAGTTTTTCTTAGTTTTATTTAGTTGATAATTACTATATCCACTATTCTGATTACGTACATAACCAGCTTTAAAACTAGCTACTTCAATAAGTTTTCCACCCCACTCATTTTTAATTGGTAATCGCCATACTATTGTACCATTTTTATGTTGTCTTTCTGTGGTAACATCTTGTATATCAAGTAGTTGCATCTTCTCATATACCTTCTCGTATCTACTATCACCTTGGTATTTCCATTTATTATTTTGTTTCATATTATTGTATATTAAATTCTACTCCTGCTTTCTCGTGGACCATCCACTCACAGTTATTTACTTTGTGTCCTTTACTTTCCATAAACGTTTCATAAGGACAAAAATCTTCATGGTCACTTTTAAAATAATTCTCATAATCTATTGAATATTGGTATACTTTACCATCTTCAAAGTCTAAAATTGTTATGTATTTCATATTATTATTATCCATTAGTAATCGTATTTATTTTGTATTTGGTGGCACAACTAATTCATCACCATGATAATGAGGACCTTGTATATTACAAGTTTTTGGCTCACTACAAGAACTAGTTAACATTACTAATGCCACCAATACACCTAACATTGTACCGTAACCTCTTCGGCGAGTCATCTTAGCTAAACGCGCAGCGTCACTGCTTGACATAATCTGTATGGAATTACCGGTCTTGTGGTTGATTAGTGGTGCGCAACCGTATTGCTCGGTCGTGGAGCAGTCTACGCACACTGAGTAACCAAGATCGACTCTGCCTTGAGGTATTATATTATTACATTTACACTTCATTATTCTGCTATATAAGTTAAACCTTTGTAGTTAAACCAAGTAGTAACTTCATCTGTGCCAAATTTAGTATCAGCAAGTTGACAAATAGTATATGGCTTATAAGTTATACCATTTAGTTGAATTTTTTGCAGACCAGTGGTCATGTTTGGTTTTAAGAATTTAATTGTATTTTGCATAGTATATTATTTAATTATTACATTTATATTATCCAATAGTGTTCGTATTTATTTTGTAATTACTTATTAAATCTATGGTTGTTAGCGGCATTTGGTGGCATTGGTTCCACCCATTTCCACGTTCCACACGACTGTAATGCAAACATTACTAGTAATATTGTTATTATTTTCTTCATATTTAGTCTATTTCGTCACAGTTTTCACAAGCAATTAGTTTATTATACTCGTCTTCAGTTAAATCCTCGTGGATTCCTTCAGTTTCACCATAACTATTAGCATAAGCAGCGCAAGGCAAATAAGTTGTTTGTGAGCAACTTGAAAATGCTAATGCAAATACTGTTATTATTATTAATTCTGCTAAGTTTTCTTTTATTATCTTTTTCATATTAATCTAAATTTGGTTTTAATCCTAGTTTTTTATCTAATTCTATGCATTGAGCGATTGCTTTTTGCATTATTTCGTCAGCTTTTTTGTTTTGCTCTGACATTTCCCACCACTTCATTATGAAGTCACTGGCCGCTTCGCGAGTTTGTTCGTACACACAAGTGTACTTACCATTGTCATCCCACGCTTCAACTTTGTAACCGTAGTCGCATGGCGTTAGTATATAATTTCTTTTACGCATAGTTTACTGTTTTAAATATGTACTCATAGCACTTTGTTTTGTTTTTGTTTGTGTATACTATTTGTTGTGAGTGTGGTCTATACACTATGAATAGTTTACCTACTTTTAAATATTTTATCTTCATATTATTTATTTTTTACATTTATATTATCCAACTTTTGTCGTATTTGTTTTGTATTAGTATCTGTCACTATCAGCAGTTATTATTATATATATTATATAAAGTATTATACCTACTATATTTGCTGTTGCTATTAATCCTATTGCACTCATATTTGCTTATTTTTTTATTAATATTAGTTGTAGTGTGAGAATCGAACTCACAAAAACCATTACTACAGTGTACTCATTCGCATTATTTATAGTCGCTAAACAAGTGGAACTACGACTTTTGTTCAAGAAATTACTACTAATTATAGTGTTAAATTTCTACAGAAAGCTGGAATTGCATTACTATTAGTGTATGACTTATATTTCTGAAAACAATTCATACTTTCAAATCTTTCTTTATGTGCATTATACACTTCATCATGATTATAAGAAACTTTTTCTTGTTTTTTATTCACAAATGTAATTACTACATTTTTACCAATTAATGATTTTCTTATTACAAATCTTTTAGTTTTAAGTTCTTCAACTTTGTTTAATTTTGACATAATTTATTTATTTAAGTTATTTATTTATTTTTTATCTTTATTATATTATCCAATTTAGTTCGTATTTACATTGTAAAAGTAGATAATTTATTTATTCATTATTTTAGTATTGACTACTATTCCGCACACTCACTGTGTTCACAATTGTAAATTATTATTCATAGTTGTTTACATTTGTAATTAATACTATATTATTATTATTAATTGTTATTTATATATATTATCCAATTGCTATCGTATTTGGTATGTAATTAATCTATCAATTCATTAATGATTAAGAATGTAATGATGATTGGTGAGAACAGGGTAATCATACTGAGTTCATATAGTTTAATTAGCTTCGACATATTAGATTGATTTAATTATTAATATTCTATTTATATATATTATCCATTATGATTCGTATTAGGTATGTAGTCCCGTAGTAAAAGCTGAAATAGTGGGTGGAATATGGATAGTATTAGAATGAATGGGTGGGTATGTAAACGCGATAAATATATTTTCAAATTTAAAAACGTAAACGGGGCTGGGTGAATTAGTTTGCGTTTTAGTTGGAGGTGGTGGGCTAGGGGGGAGGGGGCAACACAGTACCCCTATATTTATAATATATTTTTTTATATGACATTAGCCTATAAAGTAATCTTAGTAATAGGCTAGTGTCACACTTAACAATTTCTTAACACTATACTAATTAAATGCAGGCGTGCTCTTGCAACTATGTAAATATGAAACAAAAATTCGACATATCACCAATCGTATACATCGTTATAATGCTCACCGTATTTTTCCTCTCTACCTAAGGATATTACTAAGGTAATATCTAGGATTAGAGATAGGTTATTAGAGATAGGGAGTAATAGGCTTTTGTCACGTTGTAAAAATTTATTTTTCCATGTAATCATATAGAATATGAGAAACTCACCATTGAAAGGAATCGTACGAAAGGGAAATTCACAGGGATTGAACCCACAAGCTTTGAAAGATAAGAGAGCTAGAGATGTGAAAGCAGCATCGCTACAATATCGTATAGATAGAAGGAGTGAAAATCAAAGTATAGGGCAGAACAGCAATGAAGATCTTCATCATAAACCAGATGGTAGTGTTGTTAGAATGAGTAAAAAAAATAACAGAAACGTGTGGAAACACAAAGAGAGAACTTAAGATATGGCAAAGACACCATTTAAATTACGGTCAGGAAATACTACACCATTTAAAATGATGGGTAGTTCACCAATGCGTAAAGACGAAAAGAAACAAAAACTAAAAGAGGTAAATCCATTTGATCTCTATACTAGACCCGGAACTCCTAACGGAGAATCTGACCCAAAACAAGATGCGATGGGAAAAGGATTCGGTAAAGAAGGAAGTGTTAAGAAATCTACTAGTCCTAATATAACTCCTCCAGTAAGAGGTAAAACCGTAAAAGTTTCTACACCTCCAAAAAAGAATAATCCTAATGTATCTTCAGAGCCTAAATATCCAGAGAGTGCTACTATTTGGGATAAAATACTTTATGATAAAGAAGGTTATAGAAGAAGATTTGGTATAAATAATCCAGAGAAGCGCGAAAAAATTAAAAAAAGAAAAGAAGAAGAAAAAGCAGAAGTTGACGCTTGGAAAAAGAATTAAACAAGAATATTAGTCATGGCATTCAAAATGAAATACTCTGGTGGTAAAAGAAGTTCTTTTCCTTTTAAGGAAGAGGAATCAGATACTCATAGCCACACACAACAAGAAATATTAGGTGCTCTTTCAGGTTCAAATACAGGACCAATAGAAATGGACGGTACAGGTATGAATGAAGCAGGTAATAATATAGAGCTAGAAATGGCCGGTATGAATAAAGGTCAGATGTCAGATGATGGGAATTTAACAGAAAAAGAAATCTCAGCAAGAAGGCAAAAACATAAAGAAGATTTTGATAAAATGAGAAAAGATAACTTACATGCACCGAATCAATCCTGGTTTGAGCGTGTATTTGGATAATAATTAATAAAAAAAATATTATGTCAAAAGAAATAAAAAATATGGCTTATTATAAAGCTAAACACGCAGCGTCTGAAAAGAACTCTCCTTTACAACTTGGAGCGTTGGCAGCTAGTCTAATTGGAGGTGTTGTTGAAGGTGGTGTAACAGAAGCATTGACTTGGGGTAAAAAGAAAGATGCAAAAAAATTAAGTGCAGGTCAAACAGAAACAGAAGCAATAACAAACATGCCTAAAGTAGGTGTATAACATTAAATATAGATAATCATGCCAGAAGTAGATGGAAAAAAATATCCGTATACAGCCGAAGGTATAGCTGCTGCGGAAAAAGCAAAAAAAAGTTCAACTTTTACAATGAAATACCAAGGGAATCACTCTGCCTTCCCATTTGGTTCTAACCAAGAAGGAGAGGGAAAGGAAGGAGAAGGAGATGAGAAAAAACCTAGTGTAAAAGGTGAAATAGTAGGGGGTTTAGTACAAGGAGTTAAAAACGCGATAAAAAGTGATCCTGTGGCGGATTATTTCGCAAGAAAATAATAAATAATTATAAAATAAAAAATTATGGCAAGAACAAAGGGATCAGGATTTAAAATGAGAGGAACTCCTTTTCAAAGAAATTTCGGTATATCACCTGCTAAAAGAATGGATGTACTTATCGATGGTGAAAGCATAGGTACAGGACCAGACGCGCAAGCAAAAGGTATAAAAGCTGAAGAAGCAAATAAAATGCAAAGATATAAGCAAGATAAAGCAATGCGAGAATGGAGCAAAAACAATCCAGACGCATCTCAAGATGATTGGGTTAAAGCACAAATGAATATTATATCTGAGAATCCTACTACAGATGTTGAATATACCGGTAAAGATAAAGACACTATGGAGTATAGAAAGAGACAAGAACTTAAAAAAAATACTCCAGTTACGAAAAAATCTCCCGCTAAAATATATGATAAAAGTGGAAAACGTAGAAAAAACTATAAATATTAAAAAAAATAAACACTATGTCAGGACCATTTAAAATGAAAGGATTTCCAGCTCACGCTGGAGTATCACCGGTGAAAGATAAATTAGAGACACCTATGGCGCCAAACACAACCGAAAAGAAGAAAAGCGAAAAGATAGGACCAGCTATAAGCGATGAAATGCGACAAGAATTACTTAAAAAAAGAAGTGATGCTGAAATGAATTTAGATGTAAGTAGCGATAAAGCTTTCGCAGCAGGCGAAAAAGTTCAAAAGGAAATAGATGAGCAAAGAAAATATATAAAAAGATAGGGAAAGACCCTAAAACCAAGTTATTAACCAAAAATAAAACCAAAATGACTTATTTATACTACAAGACTAGTACATATACTAGCAATGCAAAACCGAATGAAAAAACTATTAACCAGTGGACACATCTAGCTGATAAAAAGAACTGGAGAATCACACAATTACCGAATGGATTTTACCAAACGGAAGTAAATGATCCAGAAAATAACAAAGATTGGCACGATGTTACGCGAAGAGAGACCATAGAAGGCGCTGAAGCAGCAATTGATGGAAGCGTTGACCATTTCTCAAAGAAATTAGAGGCTACAAAAGGCCCAAAAGTTGTAAAAACATTCGAATAATCAATAAAGGGGAGTAAATCTCCCCTAATTTTAAAAAAAATAACAATTATGGCATTTAAACAATCACCGTTTCCTATGCACAAAGGAACTTCTTCACATAGTTCGGCTTTAAAGATGAAAGAATCTGCTTTAAAGTATGAAAAAAACGTAGAAGATTTCAAAAAAAGAAAAGAAGCGGAAAAAAATCAAAAAAAATATGATTATAAAGTACCAGGATCATCTCCTGGAGATACTGTAACTAAACACGGTACAAAAACTTATAAAACCGCTTATACAGAGAAAACTAAAAAAGGAGAGGAGACTAGAAAGAAGTATGCAACGCAAGCAGATTTTGTAGCTGATGCTGAAAAATGGTGGAGTAGTGAAGCTGGGCAGAAATATGCAAAATCTAATAAAAAATTCGCACATAGAATTAAAAAGACTGATGCTAAACCTGACGCTAAAACAACAAGTGTTAAACGAACTCCTGGTAAAGGTGAAACTATTAGAAAATCTGACCAAAAAGTTGTAGTAAAAGGTTTAGGTGCTCAAAAAGGTAAAACTTTAACTCCAGAACAAAAAACTGAAGAAAAAGCTAAGATTAAACAGTTAAAAACAAATGTTAAAGAAGCTAAAGGTAATATAAAATCTGCCGATACTAAAGTTGAAAAAACTAAACAAAAAAATCTTAGGGACAAAAGTCAACAAGAAATAGGAGAAATTAGATCTGGTAGAGATAATAAGAAAACTGGAACTGTTGTTTCTAGATTTTTTGGAAAATTAAAAGCGAAGAGAAATAAAAGACAGTTAGAAAGAAGAGCTAAAAAAGGATAATAAATCCATTAAGCAGTACAATTTAATCAAATTCAATTTAATATTATGGAATACAATCAACCTAGTGAGATTGTTAAAGATTTAAACTTTAGCGATCAAGCTAAAAGCAAAATAATTGCTGGTGTAGAAAAACTAGCAAAAGCAGTAAAATCAACCTTAGGTGCTTCCGGTAAATGTGTAATCTATGAAGATGCGCGAGGAAACCCGGTCATAACAAAAGACGGTGTAACCGTAGCAGAAAGCGTAGTCTTATTTGACCCGGTTGAGAATATGGGTGCAACCCTTATTAAAGAAGCTGCTAGAAATACAGTAAGAGAAGCAGGTGATGGTACTACCACAGCTACCGTCCTTGCTGAATCCTTACTGAAAGAAGTGAGTAAACACACTGATATATCTATTAGAGATATAAAAAACGGAATTAAAACTGGTTTAAGTAAAATAAATGATCACTTAGATAAGATTTCTGTCAAGATCGAGGGCGACATGCTGGAATCTGTTAGTTCAATTAGTTGTAATAATGATGCGGAACTAGGAAAGATTATAGCAGAAGCTTATACTAAAGTAGGTAAAGATGGAGTTGTATTAATGGAAGAGTCTCCAACTGAACAAACATATGTTGAGGTCGTTGACGGCGTGCAAATAGATTCAGGACTCACATCTCCACATCTCGTTACTGATAAGGATAAGCAAACATGCGAACTCGATAATCCTTTGATATTAATAGTATCATCAGAAATTCCCAATATAAGAAAAATACAAAGAATACTAGAGTATGTAATAAAGAATAAACGTTCTTTATTAATAGTTGCTCCAGTAGATCAACAAGTTAAAGCCGCTTTACTTATGAATAAAGTGAAAGGTAATATAAAAGTTAATATAGTTGATTTACCAGGCTTTGGTCCTACTAAACAAGATACAGTAGAAGATCTTGCTTTTCTTGTGGGTGCTAAAGTAATTAATGAACAATTAGGTGATGATCTTGATTTAATAGATGTTGATTGTTTAGGTGAGGCATACACAGCTATAACTGATGATAAAAATACAGTTTTAACAATAGATCCTCCAGAAGACAAGATGGAAGAAAGGATTAAGAGTATTAAAAAAACTATAGATAAATGGGATAAAAACCCGCTTATACAAAAGAAACATAGACAAAGATTAGCAATGTTATCTGGAAGTGTAGGTATAGTAAAAGTAGGTGCTGATTCTAAAGTTGAAATGAAAGAGAAGAAAGATAGAGTGGAAGATGCAATATGGGCTACTAAAGCCGCTTTGAAAGAGGGTATAATACCAGGAGGTGGAGTTGCTCTACTTAATGCTTCACAAAATTTAACCGCTAACGCGGTAGGTGAAGAAATATTATTTAAAGCAGTAACAGCACCTTTTCATACTATATTAGAAAACGCTGGTTTAGAACAAACCTCACCAAGACCAGAAAAAGGACTAGGTGTTGATGTCGTAACAGGGAAAGCTGTTAATATGATCGATAAAGGAATAATAGATCCTGTACTTGTTACTAAGTCTGCACTTAAAAACGCAGTAAGTGTAGTATCAACAATAATATCTGCTGATTGTGTAATTTCAAATATGAGAATGAATGAAAGCAATCAATAGATATATAATAGTAGAAAAAATAAAGACAGAACCTAAAAAGGTTGCTGGTCTTATAATGACGGACGATACAGATGTAGATAACCGTTATTTAAAAGGAAAAATAATATCATGTGGAAATCTTGTAGAAGGTTTAAAAGATGGAGATATGATATATTACGATAAACATGCTGGGCACGATATTTCGTGGCAAGACACTCTTTATAGGGTTATTCGCGATGGTGATGTTGTGTTAGTGTGCTAGTTATCATTACAACCCGATGATAGCGATTAAAACAAATTATTAACTATAAAAAATTATTAAAAAAATGGGAAGAGTATTTTTTGATACAAGAAAAAACGTACACAACTTATCGGCTGATTACACTGCTTTAGCTAGTGACTCTGGTAAAGTATTTGTACTTAACGCTTCTTCAGGAGCGTACACGCTTACACTACCAACTGATGCAAACGCTTTAGAAGGTTGGAACTGTAAAGTTATTGTTGGAACTGAAAATGACGATGCTGTAACTATATTTTCAGGAGACAATGCTGATTCTGGTGGTGATGACTTCGTTGGAGGTTTAACTTTAGTTGCTGCACAGGTTTCTAGTACTTCTAACGGTGCTAATGGTAGATTTATTGTACCTGCTGCTGATGACTGTAATATTGTTATTGATCATAACGCTGCTGACACAGGTGGTGGTAAAGGATCATACATTAATATTATCAAGTTAGCTAGCAACGAGTGGATGATAGACGGTATAATATATACTGATGATGGTGATGCTGATGGTACAGCTTTATTTACTGATGCTGACTAATAGCTTAACAGATTAAACCTAAACCATAAACCAAAACCCCTTAAACTTAAAAATTAAAACGAATTATTAATCAAAAAAAATTACAATTATGAAAATGATGCATTTTGTAGATACTGCAGGATCTGATGAAAACTTTTTTCCTGCTAAAAACTGTAATCAAATAGCAGTAACAGCTGCAACTACAGTTATTATCTACTTTAAAAACAGTGGAGACGAAGCTGATCATTTTGTTACTCTTACAACTACAAATGGTAAATCTGATGAAGTAGCTTTAAGATTAGCGGAAGAAGTTGGCGAAGGAAGAATCCACAGTGGTGGCGTGCTTAAATGTATTGCTTCAACAGCACCTTTTGCTGATGTTAGCACTGTAGCATACTCTGCTGGTTCTTAATCTTAAATGAGATTAACCGCGCAAGATCTGCGTGAATTAAATATCCTTAAGTATTACAGGCTCACTAGAAAGTGGGTCTGTAAAACTTACGGGTTAAAAGACGCAGATTTAGAATTATTAATTTATTTAGATTGTAAAGGAAGATTTACACGAAAAGATTTCATGGACGGAGTTTACACTTATTCATGGGATAAACAAAGATGGGATAGACTTAGACAAGGAGGTTGGATAGATACTTGGAGACATCGTAATAGAACTACTATAATGTACTCTATATTTAAGACTTCTTTTAAGTGCTCTCAAATGATAAGTAGGATATATCGTATCCTATTAGGTGAGGAAGACTTACCCACTTCAGAGCGAAGTGTATTTTATAACAATAAATCATATACAGATAAAGTTTACAATAAAGCTATAGATGATATGATAAAAGACAAAGATAGATAATATGCCAGAATTTAAAAAGAATCCATCTCCATTTATGTTAAGATCAGGTAACTCACCATTATTTAAGATGATGGGTAGTTCTCCGGTAAAACAAGAACAGAAAAAACACTTTTTGGAAAAAGAAAAGGTTGGACCAGTAGAAAACGGTGAAGGAGTTGTTACTAAAAATGGTGAAGGAAAGAAAAAAGCATTGAAAGAAGTTCTTGCTCAACAATCATCTCCTGATGCGAAACTAGGAAAGATATCGGAAGGAGGAGTGCCACCTGGAGAAGGAGATCCGTTCTCGGGGCCGGAAGGAGGAACGGGTCCTGTAAATCCTGTAGAAAGTATAGACCCCAAAACTTATACAAAGAAGAAGGAGAAAATAAAGAAAAAGAAAGGAACCTGGTTTGGAATTGGGAAAGATCTTGGAGTAACTGAAGCTGTAGGTAATGTTATAGATTATCTTATGCCTAAAAGATAAAGATAGATAATGGGATTTAAACTAGGAACAGAAAGAGGTAATTACGCTGTAAGCGGTGAGATCAAAACAAAGTTTCGATTTCATAGAGAATCTGGTAATCCAGACGTATCTGTACCTGGTACACCTATTATTAGAAAACCATTAGCATCTGGAATTTTAGGTGAAGCTAATATGGATGGTAGTATATATATAAGTGATAAATTAGAACCTAATAGTTTTGAAGAAAGACAGGTTATAAATCACGAAATGAGACATGCTACTGACATAAAGATTGGAAAATTAGAATACGGAGACGATTACATAAAATATAATGGTGAAGTTTTTCCTAGAGAAACTAGAAATGGAAAAGATATGATACTTATAGAAGGTAGATGGAAAGAAGCTGGACACAAAGGTTTTCCTTGGGAAGACGACGCTGATAACGGAAATCATTCGGCATGAGTATAATAACAAGAATAGATGGTATACCTTTATTTTCAACTGCACAAAAAGCTATGGACTGGGGTATGCAATACGGATTAACGGGAGTACATACGCACGTTTTTCAAGGACAAACAGGTTATATGGCAGGTAGTACACATAATCAAGCTGTAACATCTGTTAATGGTGGACCAGTTCCTCAAAACGTACAAACCGCTTATACACCTCCTACTGGAGGATCTAGTGGTGGATATTAAAAATTAAATTATGAGTGTATTAAGTAAAATATTTTCAAGTGGAGCTACAGAGCTCGTAAAAGGAGTAGGTGGTGTCATAGACAATCTTACTACTAGTAAAGAAGAAAAACTTGAAGCAGAAAGAAAAGTCAAAGAACTTATCTCTAGTTATGAAATAGAGATGGAAAAAAATATAACTGAGAGATGGAAAATGGATATGGCATCTGATTCTTGGTTAAGTAAAAATATAAGACCACTAGTTTTAATATTCCTAGTAGTATCTACAGTATTATTAGTATTTATCGATGCTGGAGTTATTGCTTTTGAGGTTAAAGCTTCATGGGTGGATTTATTACAACTAGTATTAATAACCGTGATCGGTGCCTATTTTGGCGGTAGATCACTAGAAAAAGTAAAAAAATAAAATTATGGGATTAACAGGACAAGATTTCTCGTCAAGAATAACAGGATCAGCTTTTGTAAGTGATGCGGCAAATACTATAACAGCTCCAGAAGGACAAAGTATTATAGGTATACAGTTTATGGGAGCAACAGTGTTATCAGCTTTAATAGCGAAAGATTCTACAAAAACTATAAACACGGCGGCTTCTGCACATTCAACTGGTAGTTTTACTAGAACCGTAAATCAAAGTAATGCTACTACAAATAAAATTATATTTGATCAAGAAAATAATGTAAGTAACGAAAGTCAAATAAAAGTTGGTGACGAGGTATATGATGGGGCTACTGGTGTTTTACACGGTACTGTTGCTGCTTTAGATCCAGATGGAGATAATACAAAAGAAATACAAATAAGCGCAAGTGTAGCTATAACAAATGACGAAACTTTAGTATTTAAAAGACCAAATGATCAATACGTTAATGGTGTTGGTGTTGGTGGTTTAACAGTAGCAAATGATAATGTGTTTCCAGCGGGTATGACTATATATGGTAGATGGGATTCTGTATCTATGCAATCAGATGATACTGATGGTGGTATTATAGTATATTTCGGAGAATAAATAAAACAAATAATTAACTTAAATTAAATAAAATGGCAAAAAGAAAAACACCAAAAAAAGAAAAGATAGTAGACTTAAAACCAGAGAAAATTACTGACGAACAACTTAAAAAGGTTCAAGAAACAGTAAGTGGACTTAATCAATGTAATTTTGAAATAGGCGGTTTAGAAGTTCAAAAACATGAACTTTTACATAAAGCAACGGAAACTAGAACAACTCTAGCTAAATTACAAGCAGAATTTGTAGATCAGTACGGTACTTTCGATATCAATATAAATGATGGTATAATCAATTACCCAAAAAACAATGGCGAAACTGATAAGAAAGATTAGTGTAGGTAAAGACTATAAAAACGACGCTATGCACTATGCTGTTGGACAAGAGGTTTATGGAGGTCATACTATTTGTGATATAATAGAAGAAGACGATAAGTTTTCTGTTTATATTAGAAAGGATAAAGATGTTTTACCTTGGAAAGACTTTAATAAAAACATGGCTGTATCTGTAGAGTATAACTTAGAATACTAATGAAAAGCGTTTACAACTTTGTTGTAACACCAATAGGAGAAAGATATAATAATACTAAAAAAGTTGGTGATAAAAATCTTATATTAAATACTGAGATTTTTAATCATCAATTTGTAAATAGATTAGCAAAAGTTATATCTACTCCAATAATAGGTGATACAGATATAAAACCTGGAGACGAAATAATTATACATTTTAATGTTTTTAGAAGATGGCACAACGTTAAGGGTGAGGAAAAAAATAGTAAATGTTATTTTGACGAAAATACGTACCTTATAACAAAAGATCAAATATTTTTATATAAAAGGAACGATGAATGGAAAGTACCAAAAGGTTATTGTTTTGTAAAACCGTTAAAAGCTATAGATCAATTTAATATTAAATCTGAAAAACCATCGCAAGGTATCGTTAAATATTCAGATGGAACTGTTAAGGTTGGAGATCTTATAGGTTATAAACCAAAAACACAATGCGAGTTTATAATAGATGGTCAAAAACTTTATAGAATTTTATCAAATTTAATTACAATCAATTATGAATATCAAGGAAACGAAGAAACGCATAATCCAAGCTGGACACAAAGCAGTTGAGGAATTAATTAAAGTAGCTAAAGAAGCTATTGTTGATTCTGATGATGATATATCTGCTGATAGATTAAAGAATGCCGCGGCTACTAAAAAACTAGCTATATTTGACGCATTTGAAATACTTAATAGAATCCAAGAAGAAGAGAATATTCTTGATGGTAAAGAACCTGAAGAGAAAAAAGAAAGAGTATTTAAAGGATTCGCAGAAGGAAGATCGAAATGAGTTACGAGCAAGATCTGCTAAAAATAATTGAACCTATAAAGCATACCACTATAAGTCGTATGAATAAAGGTAAGAAATGGAAGTATGGATATAATAAAGAACATGATATTATTGTTATATCTAAAACTGGTCAAATAGGTGAAATATATGAAATACAAGGTTTAAGAATAGCCTTACCTAAACCAATTAATGTTTTTAAACACGAAAAAAACAAATGGGTTAAAATTGATCAACCTAAAGATTTAGCTAAACTTAAGAATATATTTGATTGGAGAAGTTATCCAGAAGAAGCTAAAGATCAATGGTTTGATTATATAGACGAAGAGTTTAAAAGAAGAGAAGAAGGATTTTGGTTTACTAATAATAGTAAGGCGACATATATAACAGGTACACACTATATGTATCTTCAATGGAGTAAAATTGATGTAGGAGCTCCAGATTTTAGAGAAGCCAATAGATTATTCTTTATATTTTGGGAAGCTTGTAAAGCTGATAAAAGATGTTATGGAATGTGTTATCTAAAGAACAGACGTTCAGGGTTTTCTTTTATGTCTTCTGCAGAAGCAGTTAATTTAGCTACTATTTCAAGTGATAGTAGATATGGGATACTTTCTAAAACTGGTGCAGATGCTAAGAAAATGTTTACTGATAAAGTAGTACCAATTAGTATAAACTATCCATTTTTCTTTAAACCGATTCAAGACGGTATGGATCGACCAAAAACAGAATTAGCTTATAGGGTTCCAGCTAGTAAATTTACTAGAAAGAAAATAACAGCTAATGAAAAATTAGAAGATATACAAGGATTAGATACAACTATTGATTGGAAGAATACTGGTGATAATAGTTATGACGGTGAAAAACTAGCATTATTAGTACATGATGAAAGTGGTAAATGGGAGAGGCCTGATAATATATTAAATAACTGGAGAGTAACCAAAACATGTTTACGATTAGGTAGTAGGATTATAGGTAAATGTATGATGGGTTCGACTTCTAACGCATTAGATAAAGGTGGAGAAAATTTTAAAAAACTATACAACGCATCCGATGTCACTCAAAGAAATAGAAACGGTCAAACAAAATCTGGCTTATACTCTCTGTTTATCCCAATGGAATGGAACTACGAAGGCTTTATTGATGAACACGGAGTTCCTGTATTTACTACTCCTGACACAGATATATTTGCCCCAGACGGCGAACTAATAGATGTAGGTGTAATAGATCACTGGAATAATGAGGCAGAAGGATTAAAAGGCGATCAAGATGCGTTGAACGAATTTTACCGCCAATTTCCAAGAACTACAGAACACGCTTTTCGTGATGAGACAAAAAATAGTATATTTAATCTTGTTAAGATATACGAGCAGATAGATTATAACGAAGAAATGTCTAGAACATTAGGGATAACAAGAGGTAATTTTCAATGGGTGAATGGGGTAAAAGATACGCAAGTTATATTTTATCCAGATAATAAAGGTAGATTTAAAATAAGTTGGACACCGCCACAGAATTTACAAAATAAAATTATTATAAAAAACGGTATAAAGTATCCTGGTAACGAACATATGGGAGCATTTGGTTGTGACTCTTATGATATATCAGGAACTGTTGATGGTATTGGATCTAAAGGAGCTTTACACGGTTTAACTAAATTTAGCATGGAGGATTCTCCAGCTAATACATTCTTTTTAGAATATTTATCTAGACCACCAACAGCAGAAACTTTTTTTGAAGATGTTTTAATGGCGTTAGTATTTTATGGAATGCCTATACTTGCAGAGAATAATAAACCTAGATTATTGTATTATCTTAGAAGAAGGGGTTATAGAGGGTTTAGTATGAATAGACCTGATAAACTTTGGAATAAGTTATCTGTTGCGGAAAAAGAAATTGGAGGTATTCCCAACTCCAGTGAAGATATAAAACAAGCTCACGCTGCAGCTATTGAGATGTACATACAAGATCACGTGGGTATGAAACAAGATGGGACATTTGGTAGTCTATATTTTAACGATTTGTTAAATGATTGGGCTAAGTTCGATATAAATAAAAGGACAAAACATGACGCTACTATAAGTAGTGGATTAGCAGTGATGGCATGTAATAGACATCTATATAGACCAAATGCAAAAATTGAAAAACCAAATTTAAATATACATATTTCTAAGTATAAAAATACTGGAAGTAATTCACAAATAATCAAATAATAAATATGGCAGAGTCTGTTATAAAAAGTTATTTTCCTAGTCAAACAGTAAGTGATGCTGAGAAGTTAAGTTATGATTATGGCTTAAAAGTAGCTAAAGCTATTGAGCAAGAGTGGTTTAATAACGATAAGGTTAACTATAATAAATATAGAAGTAACCAAAATAATTTTCATAGATTAAGATTGTACGCTAGAGGTGAACAATCTATAAGAAAGTATAAGGATGAGTTATCTATAAATGGTGATTTATCCTATCTTAATTTAGATTGGACACCAGTTCCAATTATCCCTAAATTTGTAGATATAGTTGTAAATGGTATAGCTGAAAGAACTTATGATATAAAAGCGTATTCACAATCTCCTAATGGTATTGAAAAGCGAACACAATATATGGAGAGTATTATAAATGACATGCGGTTACAAGAATTTAATAACGATGTTATGGATAATTTTGGTATCAACATGAGAGAAACTCCTGAGGACTTAGACATTCCAAAAGATACTGAAGAACTACAATTACATATGCAGCTTAATTATAAACAAGCTGTTGAATTAGCAGAAGAACAGGCTTTAAAAGTTCTTTTTGAAGGTAGTAAATACGAACTTACTAAAAAAAGATTTTATTATGATTTAACTGTTTTAGGTATTGGCGCAGTTAAAACAAATTTTACAACATCAGAAGGCGCTACAGTAGAATATGTAGATCCAGCCAATCTTGTTTACTCTCATACAGACTCCCCTTATTTTGATGATATATATTATGTTGGTGAAACTAAATCTATACCAGTAAATGAATTAGCTAAACAATTTCCTCATTTAACAGAAAGTGATCTTGAGGAAATAATGAATAATAAAAAAACAACTAGAAATAGTCATAATAGTAGATTCTCTGCTGACAAAGAAGATAATAACAAAGTACAGATTTTATATTTCAATTATAAAACTTACATGAATGAGGTTTATAAGATAAAAGAAACTAGTACTGGTGCTGAAAAAGTTATACCAAAAGATGATAGTTTTAATCCTCCAAGAGATAAAGAAGGTGGATATACTAGAGTATTAAGATCTATAGAATGCTTATATGAGGGAGCTTTAGTTTTAGGTACTAATAAATTACTTAAATGGGAGATGGCAAAAAATATGATGCGCCCTAAAAGTGATTTTACAAAAGTTAAAATGAGTTATGCTATTGTTGCTCCTAGAATGTATAATGGTAAAATAGAATCATTAGTAAGTAGAATAACTGGTTTTGCTGATATGATTCAACTAACACATTTAAAACTACAACAAGTATTATCAAGAATGGTTCCAGATGGTGTATATTTAGATGCAGATGGACTTGCTGAAATAGATTTAGGCAATGGTACTAATTATAATCCACAAGAAGCTTTAAACATGTTCTTCCAAACTGGTAGTATTATAGGTAGATCGTTTACGAGTGAAGGTGATATGAATCCTGGTAAAGTACCAATTCAAGAAATACAAAGTAGCGCAGGCGGTCATAAAATGCAAGCGTTGATAGCTAATTATAATTATTATCTACAAATGATAAGAGATACTACTGGATTAAATGAAGCTAGAGACGGCAGTATGCCAGATAAAAATGCTTTAGTAGGTATACAAAAAATAGCAGCAGCTAATTCTAATACAGCTACAAGGCACATATTGCAATCTGGATTATATTTAACGGCAGAGATGGCTGAATGTTTATCACTTAGAATATCTGATATACTGGAATACTCACCAACAGCAGATGCTTTTATACAAGCAATTGGTAGTCATAATGTAGCCACATTAAATGAAATGTCTGAATTACATTTATATGACTTTGGTATATTTATAGAACTTTCACCAGATGAAGAGGAAAAAGCTATACTTGAAAATAATATTCAAATGGCTCTTCAACAACAAACTATAGAACTTGAAGATGCTATTGATCTTAGAGAAATTAGAAGTATAAAACTTGCTAATCAAT